CTTCAGAACAACAGATAGATTCGGTTCAGTCTCCTCACGAAACATCTACCTTTGTAAGTTAAATAAAGGGTTTCTAATAAAGCATTGGAAGTGTGTTGGTCGTAGTAACTGTGAATGCCCTTTGAATAAACCATGAGCGGAAACCTACACTTTGAAAAGAAGCACGGTTCTTTAACCATCGTGAAAGATTGGATTGAAACCAATCCAGTCAGCGGGTCTAGGTATCGTGCTTGTAAGGTCAAGTGCGTTTGTGGGATCGTGATTCAAAAGCTGAATTACGCTCATGTGAAGTCGGGTAAGATCAAAGATTGTGGTTGGTGAAAATTATTTAATTCGAGCAAATTCTTTATGGAGTTCTTTTGCAGCTTTACAGTATGCCTTATGAGCTAATTCTGGAGTGGGGAACAGTCCGAGATTGTGCATTTTTCTATGTAGTGCGATTCTAGCCGTCCATTTCCCACTACCTTTGTGAAACGAAACGCCTTTGAATCCCGATGTGTTGTTACGTTGCCTGCGTCGATTGCAATCATTCTGTGATTTCGTAGCGGTCCTTAAATTACACTTCCGATTGTCGAGTTTATCATTGTTAATGTGATCAGTATCCATTCCTTTTGGAGTTTTGTTTATAACTCGGTGCATCTTTTCACAACGTCTCGCTTGCCTACCTTTGCCTGTGCTAACTTCTCGCGCAGCATAACCATCTCCACCGTAAAACCACTTCACCTTTGACAACGTAAGGTAATCCTCATTATCCACAATCGCAAACTTACCTTGACTTAGAGGGATTCTTTTCATAGCAATCGCGTTACTCGTATTTGTGTTTATGCTGACCGCAGCCAATCATCGCTTGTGAAATTATTTCAGGTTGTTGTTTCGAGCAACTCCAAGAGCCGTCGCGTTCAGGCTTTGAAAAGGCACAGGTTCGGCAGTTGACCATCGGAGTCTTGCTCAAAAAACACACGCCTTTCATCGGACAATATGAGCACTCATACCAACTCGGACTATCCGAGATTCTAGGAGGCATACCCTGTCCGAAAATGATTGATTCAGCTTTGTCTAAGATAGCTCTCCCATCATCCACATTGCGTTCCACTAACTCAAAGTAGAGAGTGTCATCGTTCTTATTAACTGCACAGTAGAGAGCAATTTCCAAATCCAGTTCAAGCATGTAAGCTTGCATTTGTTTATAATGCTTTGGCTTAGACTTCAGAACACCTTCTTTCTGCATCTTCTTGAAGGACTTGTCACTATGAGTCTTCATTTCCAGAAGCGCAGGTTTCGGAATGTCAGGAAGCTTCGCGGCTACTCCGTCCGAACTTCCTCCGAAATGTCCACCAAACTTTGAAATGCGAAACTGAGTACCATTTTCGTCATGCGTCCAGACAGTAGCTCCGATGAGTCTGAGGAGAGCGGCGAATTGTTCTTCTTCCTTCTGACCACGTTCAAACAGGCGCAACATGCGTCCGTCGAACTCTTCCTTGTCATACCAAAAGAACCCGTACCAAATCTTACGCTGACAGGATTCACCAATGACGGAAGCTCCGAGGTGCGTGCGAAAAGGCTTTTCAGTTGCGTTAACTTTAGTAGCAAATGCTGCGTCGATTAGCAGCGTGAGACGTTCGCCGTAGGTCATAAATTGTGGTCGTTTGAGAAATTGGGGCCACCGCGAGGAGTCGAACCTCGATTCGATTAGGAACTGTGGACAGAGGCTTGTTGAAGCTTGCGTTCTTTATCTCGTTCTTCTGAAGTAATGAGCTTCAGGAACCCCACGGTTCACGGTGGCAAATTAACAGACTATTTACTCCGGTCTGTCAGCGGGTTCGCTTGCGAGCGTGTTATGATGCGTGTCTCAAGCGCAACCGCTCCTCACGGTTTACGGCACCTCGACAAGCAAATTGGTTTAGGGGCGTGCCCAAGGGGGAGGTGTGCCGGCAGTAGGAGCGGGCGTTGCAGGAACGTCTCGAACCAAACTCGCCAAAGGTTTCCAATCAGAACCTCCGTTGACACAAATCATCACTTCGTTTGGAGGAAGATTCATTGCGAAAACTTCAGTAGAGCTAACTGGAACAGGTGTGATGTTCGCTCCTTTATGCGCGACATAATAAAGCTCGCTGCTCATTATCGGAGAAACAGGCGGAGTAGGAGCAGGTTGAAGAACAGGGGGTGGTGTAGGTTGGACCGGAGGAGCTACGGGAGCAGCCACAGGGGGAGCAGGTTGGGCAACTGGAGGAGCCGTAGGCTGCGTGATGAAGGAAGGAGGAGCGGAAACAGGTGCTCCAGCGGTTGCGCCTTCGAGCTTGGAGAACTGACTGAGAGTGTTCTTATGCTTAGTTTCCATAAGCTTTGTTGTACGATTCTCCCTCTCATAACTCTTCACGCTAACCCATGCTTTGAACGGACGACCGTGAAGCTGTTCTGTGCTTGTCGGTTTAAGTACCCCGACAGCATGGCATATGGCCGACAAATCTCCACGTCCGATCCGTTGAGCTTCAGCAGATGGATTTTCAAAGTTGAGCCATTCTTTAATGACGTGACCGTTATAGTCTCCTCCTTGAACCTTTGCGTTGATTTCAATGACCGTTCCGTTTCCAGCAGAGTTAGGTTTCTTTTCGCTTCCAACGAGAACGAAGGTTTGTTCACCTTCGGGGATAATTACAATCGGTCCTCCTCCTGTGTTGGGTGCTTCTTGTGTAGCATCAAAGATAATTGCGCTCATATATTTGGGTTTTGTTTTGTGGGTTTTTGTTTTACTGAAATTGTTAGCGTGGTCGGAGAGACTTGAACTCTCACTTCGATTATGTAGCAAAGTTTCGAGGACTCTGCTAGTAGCTACTTCGCGTCATACCATTAGACTACGACCACAAATTGTTACGCTATCACCGCTCCATTGCGAATTTTAGCAAAGAGGGCTTCCAATCCTCCTCCGTGCCGTTTCTCAGCAGCCTCTCTTTCGAGCAGAGTCCGTGAGTTGTCACGCGCTTGAACGTAAACGTCTTGTTTAGTCTGAAGGTAACGATACTCGATCTTAGGAGTAACGCCGTTCACAGGAGTCCCGTCGTAGGTGTCGATTCCAAGGTAGAATAGTTCTTGAAGGGAGTAACCAAGGGCACAGTCAGCAGTCGTTCCCATTGTAGCAGGAGCGTAAATCTTAGTTCCGTCTGGAAGTTCGATCAACGAAGCTTTAGCATTGAAGACCACATTCTTTTGAGGAACGGCGAGAAGGTTACGTTTGAGGGTTTCAACTGCATCACGGTGTTCACCGTAAGCCTTGCGACCGTCTGCATATTTGGACTTGAAGTGAGCCAAGGCGATAGCCGTAAGCTCAGTGATTGAATCCACGTAGAGAGTATCGAAGTTGCCGAACTCAGGAGAACTCTTTACCCATTCGTAAGTATCGAGCCAGTCTTGCCATGTGGTTAATCTGATACTTGGAATGCCATACTCTTTGATTGAAAGAGTCTTACCTTCCGTGCGAGCCAATGATACCCAACTCCAGCCTCCTTGCTCAACTGCATTAAGTTTCGCTTGTCCTTGTCAAGCAGTAATAAAGTCTCTTCGAGAAGAGTTTTTTGTGTCGCCATAATGAGGATAGTGGAGTAGAATTTTATTCCCGACAACATCTAATTTTGAAAATATTGTTGACAGGATTCGCAAATTAGCGATAATGAGAACATATGAAAGCAAAGTCTATCAAATCAATCCTGTATAAAAAGTTCTCTGAATTTACAACATCTATTACAGATGAGAGGGTGAGAAAGTTAGTTGAGAAAAATTCCCTCATTACCGGAGGAGCCATAGCCTCAATGCTGCTCAATGAAAAGGTTAATGATTATGATGTGTATTTCACAAACGCTGAAACGGCTCAACAAGTTGCTAATTATTATCTCACTCAGTTCAACGCTGTGAGTGGTGTCAAAGACGCAAAAGTAGTGGTTGAAGACGGTCGTGTGATGTTTTCAGGTGAGGGATTGGGAGCTAATGTCGGTGTGAGAATGGACAGTGACGATCCTGAAGATACTGGAGCACAAGAAGCCATCGACGCAGTTCCCGCCACAGGTGAATACAAAGTTTTGTTCATTTCTCCAAATGCGATTACGTTATCTGACCACATTCAAATCATTATCAGGTTCGTCGGTAACGCTGAAGAGATTCACAAAAACTACGATTTCGCACACTGTACGAATTATTGGACAAGCGCAGATAGTGAGTTGACACTTCGTCCGATTGCTCTTGAATGCCTACTGACTAAAGAGCTTCGTTACGTTGGTAGCAAATACCCTCTCTGTTCAATCATTAGAACTCGAAAGTTCATCGGTCGCGGATGGAGGATTAACGCAGGTCAATATCTCAAGATGGCACTCCAACTTAACGAATTGAATTTATTTGACGTTAAGGTTCTTCAAGATCAGTTGATTGGTGTGGATAGTGCCCACTTCATTAATCTGATTGCCAAAATTAAAGAAGGTGATCCTGAGAAAATCAACTCAACTTACATCTGCGAAATCATTGATCGTATCTTCTAAACCTCAACCCTCGAAACTTATGACCCCTGAAACCCTCGCTAAAATCACCGAATGGAACCAAATCAAAGAATGGCTCGCAACAGCTAAAGTCAAAGAGTCTGAACTGCGAACCTCAATCGCAGATGACCTCTTCCAACGTGAAGCTAACGGAGCCTTCAAAGAAGGAACTCAGAACCTTGAAGTCGATGACCTGAAGTTCAAACTTGTCTCCAAGATGAATCGCAAGATTCTCGAAGAGATGGAAGACGTGACTTTGAAACAGTTGGGTGAAGTTGGAGCTATGTTGATTAAGCGCAAGCCTGAACTCGTCGTCTCGATCTACAAGAAGTTGACCGATGAACAGCGTGCGATTGCAGACGGAATGCTGCTTGTAACACCGGGAAGTATTGAACTGGAGATTGTGGCGAAACCTGAAGTGAAATAAATTAGCGATAATAGTTGACGCTATCAAATCTCAACCTAGAATCCTCTTATGTCTCTAAATTGGTCAACAACAGGTCAGCACGCTCTTGAGTACGGTATTAAATGCTGCGTTCACGGACGCTCAGGAGCAGGTAAAACAAAGCTCATTGAAACCGCACCTCGTCCAATTATTGCTTCCGCTGAAAAGGGAACACTCTCGATCGCAGCAGCAAATATTCCAATCGCTCAAATCAACGGGATTGCCGATCTTAACGAGTTCTACGAATGGCTCTTGAAGTCCAATGAAGCTAAGGGATTCGATACAGTTTCGCTGGACGGTATCTCAGACATTGGTGAAACTCTTCTCAGTGAAGAGAAGTCCAAGACGAAAGACCCTCGCCAAGCTTACGGTGAAATGCAGGACAAGCTTTCAGTCATCATTCGCAAGTTCCGTGACCTTCATGGTAAGAACGTGTACTTCACCGCAAAGAGTGAACTCAAAGAGCAGCCGGATGGAACGATGCTTTACGGAGCTTCAATGCCGGGGAAGAAGACTGGTCAAGGTCTAGCTTATTTCTTCGATGAGTTCCTTTACATCGGAGTGGACACATTTGACCAAGCTGACGCGGTTACAGGAACGATTACCAAAGTTCCTTATCGCTTCCTCCACACTCAGCAGGACGCACAGTATGAAGCTAAGGACAGAAGCGGAGCCTTGGACGTTCGGGAACCCGCTGACCTTGGACACATCTTCAACAAGATTCGTGCAAAGTTTCATGTAGCGTAACCACAAATTTGAGAATGAACTTTGCGTGAGCGGTTCGACCTGCACAGGGTTGTTAGATTCTCGAAAGGTTTTATAGATGGGACTTTACTAAATCTATCAGGCTGACTCGTCCTGTTGAGAGGGGCTGCAATCCCTCAGAGCAACTTTCAGTAAAACAAAAACCCACAAAACAAACCACAAATATATGAGCGCATTCAATTTCGACGCAACTCAAGTAAAGCCGGATTCAGGAGGATTCGTACTTGTGCCCAAAGGCACTTACACCGCTTCAATCTGCGGAAGTGAAATCAAGGAGAACTCTGCTAAGAACGGCAGAATCATGGAACTGAACTTCAAGATCATCGGAGGCGAGTTCGCTGGCAATGTGGTCAAGGAACGTCTCAACATCGAACACAAGGGTTCTCCTGAAGCAGAGCGAATCGGACTTTCGCAGCTATCGAGTATCTGTCACGCAATCCAAGTTTTAAAGCTGACGATGACCGATCAACTTCACGGTCGCCCCCTGTCTATTTTTGTGGACGTTGAGGATTATGTTGGTAAGAACAAGACCACAGGAGCCGAGGAACCTCGCCAATCCAACCGCATCACAAGTTATACCAAAGCCGAAGGCACAACCGCTGGAGCACCCGCTTCCGCTCCCCCCTCCTTCCTCACGCAGCCCACGGCTCCTCCAGTTGCCCAACCTGCTCCCGTAGCCCCTCCGGTCCAACCTACACCGCCCCCTGTCGCTCCTGTGGCGACTCTCTACTACGTCAGCCACAAAGGGCAGAACATCACACCTACCCCAATCTCCTCAACTGAAGTCCTTGCAATGGGACTTCCTGCGAACGAGGTTATGGTATGCGCGAACGGTGGAACTGCTTGGGAGTCCGTGACGGTCCTGACGCCTGCTCCTCCGGTTCAACCTGCTGCTGGTACACCTCCTCCTTGGGCACGCCCCTAAACCAATTTGCTTGTCGAGGTGCTGTAAACCGCGAGGTCCAGTGCCGCTTGAGACACGGCTCATAACACGCTCGCGAGCGAACCCGCT